AAAAAGGAACTGGAGGAAATAAAATAAAAAAAGGTAATATTAATTATTTAAAATCAAGATATAGTTTTCACTATAAAAAGGGTAATTGGAAAAGAGCAGAAGAATATAGTGATTATGCGGTAAAACATTACAACACGGATTTAAGAGATTGGTTTGAAACAAAAGAAGCAAATAAAATGAGTAAAAAAAATATTTTTGGATTTGATAAACCTAAAAGAGTAAAGTATGGGTAAGATAAAATTTAACCCACAAAAGTATAGACCAATCGCTAATAATGGATTTCCAGATTTAGATGAAGGTTCTGTAAACTATCAGGAATGGTGGTCAGAACAACAAGATAGATGTATCAATGGATTTAAACCAAAAGGTATGCCTAAAATTTCTGGTAAGTATTATTTTTATTTAAACTTCTATTATATTTTAGGTAATAGTGGAGATAAGGGTGGTCGTAAATCTTTAATACATCCCTGGTATAGAGAAATGGATAGAGAATATTTTAATCTATTTGAAACGTGTAAAGATGAAGGAAAAGGTATGATTGTCATTAAAGCCAGAGATAAAGGATTTTCTTATATGAACTCTGGTATGGTAGCTCATGAATATACATTTTTCCCTTATAATGATATAGGTGTAGCTGCTGGATTACAAGCTACAGCTGATGCCTTCTTTGATAAAACAAAAAAAGGTCTTAATGGTATACATCCTAACTTTAAACACTCTGTTTTAAAAGACACTGATGGTATACTACGTTCAGGATATAAACAAAAAAATAAAGATGGTAAATGGGAGATAGGTGGATATCAATCTACAATTATATGTAGAACGATGGATAATCCAGAGGTATTTAAAGGTGAAAGAACTTCATTAATGGTATTTGAAGAGGCTGGAGAATTTAAACATCTTAAAAATGCATATATGTCATCTAAAGCATGTTTTATGGATGGTAACATACAATTTGGAGTTCCTATTATTGGAGGTACTGGTGGTGACATTTCAAAAGCGTCTAAAGATTTTATGGACATGTATTATAGTCATGACGCTTATAATTTAATACCCATGTTTATACCAGCTTCAAAAGCTTATTATGGTTTCTTTGATATAGAAAGTGGAGTGGAAGATGAAATTGGAGCTAGAGAGTCTTTAACTGAAGAAAGAGATAATATTAGAGCATCTGGAGATAATGAAGCTTATAATTTACACATACAAAATTATCCTTTGACTATTGAAGAGGCTTTTCTTAATACAAAGGAAAGTAGATTTGATATATCCTTATTAAACGCTCAAAGGTCAAGAATACTTGCGAGTAAAGATTATAAGAGTCAAATTCAGCGTGGATACTTAGATTGGGTGTTAAATGATGACGCAGAATTAAAGGTTTCCTGGAAGCCTCATCCAAAAGGTCCATTTAAAATTTTATCCCATCCAATGCCAGAATATCAAGGAATTGACATTGGAGGAGTGGATTCTTATGACCAAGATGAAGCAGGAGCGTCAGAATCCTTGGGTAGTGCAATAATTTATCGTAGATTTGCAAATACAAATATTCCAAGCGATTACGTTGTTGCTGAATATACTGATAGACCGAAGAAAAAAGAAGATTTTTGGGACGGTTGTTTGAAATTAGCAGTTTATTATAATGCTAAGATGCTGGTAGAGTATACAAAGATAGGTATATTAGATTATTTTAAACGTATGAATGCGTTAAAATATTTGAAAGAAAAACCTGAATCTGCTCATAATCCAGGTTCTAAAACAAGAAATCAATATGGAGTTCACATGAACAAACAAGTGAAAGCTTTATTGGAAGATTTGATAGACGATTATATTAGAGAGCATATAAAAGATATATGGTTTTTAGATTTGATAGATGAATTGGCTAATTATGGATTAAGGAATACTGACCGAGCTATGGCTTTTGGTATTTGTTTAATTCATAATATAGATAATTATAGAATGAGGGTTCAGGAAAAACAAGAGAATATAGATATAGGACTTAAATATTACACAAGGAGTAGAAGTGGTACTCCAATAAAACTAAATTAAAATGAGCAAGAATAGTACAATATTTCCATCAATGATGGTTTCTGAGAAAGAAAAAAATGAAGAATGGTGTGAAGCGGTATTAGCTTCTATAGTAAACTTCATGTCATACAATGAAAGTTCTTATGGTGACTTTAGAACAAAAGATATTAATAATTATGCTATATATAATGGTAGAATTAATCAAGATGATTACGCTTATATTACAGAGCAATACGGATTATCATATCCAGCAAGATTAGTCAATTATCCTATTATATCTCCAAAAATTGATTTACTCCTTGGTGAAGAATTAAAGAGACCTATAGATATGAAAGTTTCTACAGTAAATAAAGAAGCTGTTATTAGAAAGTTAGATTTTAAAGTAGCTTTAAAAATGAAAGATTTATTAGAAGAGATTCACAAAGGATTTGAACAGCAATATGGAACTTCTGTAACTGATGAGGGCCAAGGAATGCCAGTCCCAGATGATATTGATACTTATATGAAATATAACTATAGAGAAATGGTTGAAGAAACCGCTCAAGATGGTTTAGAATATATAATGAATAGATATAATTTAAAAGATAAATTTAAAGAAGGATTTAGAGATTTATTAGTTACAGGTAAAGAATTTTTTAAAGTAGACATAATAAATGGAGACCCACATGCGCGTAGAGTGGACCCCCGTTCTATTATTTACGATATGACTGTACATTCAGATTATTTAGATGATGCTACATGGGTGGGAGAAGAAAGATGGCTGTCTGTAAATGAAATAAATGATGAATTTAAAGAATATTTAACAAAAGAAGATTTAGAATTATTAGACCAAATGAGAACAGCATATGGCTCTGATATTAGTGATTATAACAATCAAATTTTATGGGTTGATAGTGGATATGGAAAAGAGAATCGTATTCGTGTTGTAACTGCTGAATGGAAATCTTTTAGAGCTATCAAGTTTAAAATATCTCCAAATAAATATGACCCAGATAGACCGTTTAGAAAAATGGTTAGAGATACATATAAGAAAAGAAAAGGAGACAAAATAGAAACTAAATGGGTGGACGATATATGGGAAGCAACAAAAATTGGAGGCAAAATATTAGTAAAAGCGAAAAGACGTGATAATCAGGTTAGAAGTGTAGATGACCCAGGAAAAACTCCTTTATCTTATATTGGATGTATAAAAGGAAATACTACAGGATACCCTACATCTATGGTAGATGTATTAACAAATGTACAAATGCTTTATAATATAGTAATATACCAAATAGAATTAGCTATGGCTCGTTCAGGAGGTAAAGCTGTAGTATACGATACATCTCAAATACCAACTAATGTAGGTATGGACATGCAAACTGTATTATATCATTTAAAAACAGATGGTATTATTCCTATAAATTCAAAAGACGAAGGAAATCAAATGGCTTCATTTAACCAATTCCAACAAGTGGATTTTACTTTATCTCAATCTGTTCAACAATTAATTAATTTAAAAATTATGTTAGAGGATATGGCTGGTCAACTTTCAGGAGTTACCAGACAAAGAGAAGGAGCTGTAGACCAATATGAATATGTTGGTAATGTTCAAAGAAGTGTAATACAATCTTCTACTATCACAGAGTCTTGGTTTTATTCACATTCTGAGGTTAAACAAAGAGTACTGGAAAGATTATGTAATAATATGAAAATTGCTTGGGCTGGAGGTAAAAAAGCTGCAATGATATTAGGAGATGGTGCGTATAAGTTTTTAACTGTAATGCCAGATGTTTCCTTACAAGATTTTGGAGTTTATATTGGAGACAGTGGTAAAGATGACTCTATGAAGCAAGTTGTACAACAATTAGCTCAATCCGCATTACAAGCTGGAAATATTGACCTACTTAATATACTGAAAGTATTAAAAGCAGATACCATGACTGAAGCAGAAAAAGTTTTAGAAAAAGGTATGGATGAAATGAAGAAACAAGCTGCTGCTCAACAAGAACAAGCAATGCAACAAATGCAAGCTCAACAACAAATGGAAGATGCTAAATTTGAAAAAGAAGCTCAACTTAAACAAATGGATAATGAAGCTAAAATAGAAGTTGCTGAAATTCAAGCAGAATCAAGATTACAAGTCGCTAAAATACAATCAGAAGATAAAAGAGATATTCATGACGCTTCTGAACAAGCTGAGTTTGCTAAAAAATTAGCAGACCATGAATTATCTAAAGATACTGAAAATAAAGATGATGATAAAAATGAATATAGTGGCGAATCAAAATCAACAATGGAGGATAAAATGAGAGCAAAAGATAAAATAACAAAATAATTTGTATCTTTGCAAAATAGGGACCAATAAATAAAATAATATGTCAGAAGAAAAATCAAGTTTAGTAGAAGAAGTTAAAGAAACTACATCTACTGAATCAACAACAAATGAAGCAAAAGAATTTAATCCTTTAGCTTTTACAGAAGAAGAAACACCAGGAACAACTATCAATGAAAAAGAAGAGTCAATAACATCAGATGACGAGGGAGAGCCAGTCACTGAAGAAGATGGTTGGACTTGGGATAAAAAAGAAGAATCAACAGAAGAAAAAGAACCAGAAGAAGAGTACGAATGGGAAGTTAGTACAGAATCCAAAGAAGAGGATATCGACTGGAAACAAGTATCTAAACAATTAGGACTTGAAGGAGCTTCAAAAAACGAGATAAAGGCAGCTTTAGATGCGATGAACTCTAAAGATAAAGGAGAAACAAATAATGAGCCGACATCTCCTCAAATTGAAACTCTAGAAAATTATTTATCTTTTTCTAATAAAGAATTAGTAATAGAAGAATTAAAAGCTGAGGGTTTAGATGAATCTGAAATAGATGATACTATTGATAAAATGCAACGAAACGGAATGATTGCATTAAAAGGTAAAGAAATTAAAAGAACAATAAAGAAAGCAATACAACAACAAAAAGAATATTTAGTAGAAAATCAGAGAAAAACTTATGAAGAGCAAAACGCTAAAATAAGTGAAGCTAGACAGGGATTACAAAGTCACTTAAAAGAAATGGACAGGTTTATGGGAGGTAAAGTAACAAAAAAACAGAAGGAAGAAGTTTATAGATTTGCTACTAAAGATATGGCAAAAGAACTATGGGCTAGTCATGCCAATGTTGCAGACGTAGCTATGTTTCTGCTATATAAAGACCAAATCAAAGACATTCTTCGTTCTCAAGGACGTAACGAAGGTAGTAAAAGTCTAATGGACAAAATACAATCGCCAAGCCTTGGTACTGGTAAAAATCGGAATCCTTATCAACCTAAGAACTCTGGTTTTGACCCAAAAGCGTTCATGCGCGAGTAGACTAAAACTTAGACAAGGTCTATAGATGTTGAAAGTTAATTGAGCAAATTAAAATAATGTTTAATTAATAAAATTTAAAAAAATGGCAAGTATGTATAACGGTACCTATGGACAAGGTACAACTGCAGAGAATGCTTTGAATACAGCCCTAATGCAATACCCAGAGATTGCTAGGACTTTAATTCAACAGTATCCTCGTTATGCTGCGACTTATCTTTTAGAAAGAACAGGTCGTTTCGCAAAAGAGAAAGTGTTAGGTGATAACTCTTTCGAATGGAAAGTAATGGGAAGATATAATGCTCCCTCATATTCAACTGGAGCGGTTTTAGGTGTGTCAGCAGACACAGCTTGGACTAGCTCACCAACAGCTGCTTCTACAGTGAACTGGGCTGCCGCTGACGCTGCAAATGATGTTTTCTCAATTCTTATTGATGGAACAGCTTCTAGCAGAACTCCAGACTTCCTAAATAAATGGGATATGGTAAGATTTCAATCAGGAGCTACAGCTGTAGTTGTTGAAGACCCTAGAGCTAATGATTCAGGTTCAGGAGCTTCTACTGATAGAATTGTAAAATTTGAAATCATAGACGCTGCTGCTCAGCCAGTATTATTGACTGACGTTGCTGATGAGGCTATTATTGCTTCTATTGGTTCTGCGTTCCCTAATGGTTCTGACGGAGCTGATGTAGGTGAAAACTGGGTGTATCCTTCTACTCATACTAATTGGTTAACAACTATGAGAAAGAAGTGTACAGTTACTGGTAAAGACCTTACAGATGTAACTTGGATTGAAAATAATGGTAGTTCTTTATGGTATTTTACTAGAGAACAACAAATGATGGATGAGTTTATGTATCAACAAGAGCTTCAAAGATGGTATGGTAGAAAATCTATAACAGATACTACTATTCAAAGACCAGGAGCTTACACTTCAACTGTACTTGGTACTTCTGGTACTATGGCTACTTCAATGGTAAGTGGTGATGGTTTATTAGCTCAAATCGATTCTTCTAATCAAGCATCTTATTCAATGGGATCTTTAACTGAAGATATTATTACTGAGTTTATCGCTAAGATTTCATTAAACGCAACTGCTGCTGAAGGTAATGAGTGGGTTGTATTTACTGGAACTGAAGGTAGATTAGCATTTCACAGAGCTATGAAAGACCTTATTGTTGCTCCATCTGGTGCAATGACTGGTGGTTCTATGAAAGGTGTAGCTGGTGATGTTCATTTAGGAGCGAACTTTGCTTCATATAGCGCATTAGGTAACAAGATTACTGTTGCTCACTGCCCTGTATTTGATGACCCTAATCTACATTCTACTGCTGGTGGAACTAATGCTTTCGGTGATAACAGACTTAAAGAATCTGCTAAAATGGTATTTATGGACTTCGGAAAAACATCTGGTGTATCTAATGTTGAATTAGTTACTAAAGGTGCTGAAGGAGTAAATAGAAGCATGATTAAGAAGTATGTAGCTGGAATGGTAAACCCTTATGACCAAAAGTCAATGTTAAGTGCTAACGCTGATGACAAATTTGAATGCCACGTGCTTTCAGAAACTGGAATCGTTGTTAGAAACCCATTGTCTTGTGGTATCTTAAGTGTTTCATAATAATTAACTTAATTGCCTACACAGGGGGATTAACCTCCCCCTCTCTAGGCTTAACTTTAAAAATTTAAAAAAATGAGAAAATTTTTGTATTTTGAAAACTCTACAACAGACGCTATACTTGTCAATGTAGACCATCTAGCTACAATAGACGTAGTAGACGCAGATACAGTTCAGTTTTACTTTAGAAGTAATGATGCTGTTGATTTTTCTGGTTCAGTTCAAGTTGATATTACTTCAGGGTATTGTCAAGCATTTATAAAAGCTGTAACAAGAGAAATTGCTACTAGTAGAAATTCTTTTATAGTAATTGCTGATGATAGTAATAGTAAGTATCTTACAACTGCTTCTGGAGGAACTACTGTTGCTGCAACGTCTTGTGGTACTATTGCGTTAACGTAATAATAATTAATTAATTGGTATGCCTAGAACATCTTGCTTAGCTAGGATACCTTAGTAAATAACTTGGTAGAGGGGGGTAAAAATTAAAACCCCCCGAATACCGCAAAATAAATAAAAAAATGGCAATAAAATTTGATTGGAACAGATTAAGAACTGGTATCAAAAGTTTTTTAAAAATTACTGATACTGCAGGTTATGAAGTAGTACACTTACCAACATTCAGACAAGCGAGAAATGTTATAACTGTCGGAGACGCAGACTATACAATTCTCGATGATGATTCTGGTGCTATCATTAATGTTAACACAGCTGCAACAAGCGCACGAACTTTAACTTTACCAGCCGCAAATGCTGGTTTATATTATGACGTTTGCTGGTCTGTAGCTTCTGACGCTCAAGCAACTGTAATAGAAGTTCCTTCAGGAGCTATGTTAGGTTGTGTTACAGCGCAAAATGGTACTGGAACAACTATTGTTCAGTCTGATGGTACTGATACAAAAATTACTGTAAATGATAACATAGAACCAGGAACAGTATTAAGGCTTTTTGCTCTTGATTCTACGAACTGGGTTGTTAGTGGAGTTGTAAACTCTTCTGACGCTGACCCTGCGTTTAGTTAATAGTAATTAATTTAGAGTTTAGGGGGGATTTATTCCCCCCAAAATTCTTAACTTTGTAAAACTATGGGAAACTTTATAGACTTTTTAAATAGTATAAAACCAGGATACACAGACAGGGCAGCTAAGGAATATGAAAAAAGTAAAAAGAATAGATTTAATATTGGTGGTCAATCTGGATTTAAATGGAAAACAGAATCTGCTAATAAAACATGGATAGAGGGAGACAAACTTATAAAGCAAAAAAATGGTAAAACAATACCTAAATATTAACAGGGAGTATTAACTAAAATTAAAAAAAATGAGACACATAGTAATGATTAAATCAAAAAATCCAGAAAAATTCAACTATTGTAAATTTGGTACTTATACAGATAAAGATGGAAGAACAAAAGAACTGGTAGACATTAATGATAAAGTTATAAGTGGATATGAAATGTTCCAGGCTGTTGTATCTTTAGACATTAATAGAGATTACGATAAAAGATTATATGAATTTTTAAAAGACCATCCTTTAATTCAAGGAAAATTTACAATCGAAGACGTTTCTAGTGAACAACAACGTAAAGCAGAAAATTCATTACATAGCGCTAAAGCTATTACTACAGCTTCACAACTAAGTGAAAATGATATGAGAGATTTAGCTTTATTAATGGGAATAGATTCTAGTTTAGAAGAAATGTTATTAAGAGCAAAAATTATTGATTTTGCTAGTAATAATTCAGAAAAATTTATATCACATCTAGAAGATATAGATAAAGAGCATAGAGTATTTTTAAAGAAAGCTTCAGATAAAAATATCTTGACTAAAGTTAATGGAGTTTGGAAACATGGTACTTTAAATATAGGACTGAATGATGACCAAGCTATTGTGTGGTTAAAAGATAATGGTGATGTATACGCTCTACTTAAACATCAATTAAGAACAGGTAAAATTGAAAAAATTGAAGAAGAAAAAGTAGAAAAGCAATCAACTATATCAAATTCAACATTGTCTGAATTAGAAAATGACGTAGAACCAATTAAAGTAAATAGTTAATGATTCTATCTGACGCATATAATTATTTAGATTTGTTATTAGACAAAGCGAATCAACCTTGGTTTAGTGACACTGAAAAAGATATATTTATAAATTTATCTATAACAGAATTTCTAAATGGTAGATATGCTTTAATGAGAGCAAATCAAGATTTTTCTGAAATGACAGGAGCTAGAGCAAGTATAAATCAGGACTCTTCTGGTCTTACTATTGCTGATAATTATGTAGCAATAAGTGACTATCATCATATAACAACCGCTGTTTTAAATGGAATAAATTGTAGAATAGTTTCAGATGATGAAGCTATAGAATTATTAGAAACAAATAATCCATTTAAAGCTGTAAATGAATTTCACCCAATATGTTGGGTTACAGATAATGCGGGAGGGGGATTACGAGCTTATTTTGCTCCAGATATAGGAAGTGATACTACTGATGGTAGTCTTGATTTTACTGCATCTGATACATTTAATATTCGTTATTTAAGACATTTGACTGTATCTGATTGGGAAGATATTCCAGAACAATATCAATATGATATTTTAAATATAGTTAATAGGAAGTTAACAGCAAACATAGAGAGCACTAACTATGCTGTACAGGCAAATGAAGCTCAGCAATAGAATATAAGATATCTAAAATTTTGCTCCCTGTGCAAGGAAATAGGTCTAAACATTAATTTGTGAGGGCCTATTTCTGTTTTCTGAATTAAAATTCGTAATTTTGTAAATAATATAATTATATGGCAACATTAAATCAAATAGCGTATAACATCAAAGAATTGATGTCTGGTGGTAATGAAAATATAGAAAATAACATTAGTACTAGACAAATAAAACATTGGATACATTATCATAGAGCTAAGATTATAGAAGAAAAAATTCTTAATAAATATCCAATAGACAGAAGGTGGATACAGCCAATATGTAATGCTCTTATAATAAATGATGATGCAGTCAACTCTCCTCCTCCCCCTTCAAATAATGATTATTCAGGGTATCGGTCATCATTCGAGTATAGTAGTTTTGGACAAAATTATGGTTTAGGTTCAAATGAGAGTGGAACTTACGATAAATTTACTCCAATGTATAGTTATCATGGTAAAAACTGGTTATCGCAAGGAGCAGAACAAATATCAGAAAATTATGCAAATTATCAATATTCTAATGTAAATATGCCTCCTACTATAAATGTAGGTCAGCACCATGGAATAACAACTATTAGATTAGCAAAAAGAGTAGTCAAAGGTGACTGGGGAGACAATATGGGATTGTGGCTTCCGTGGTATGAAATACCAATTAAAACATATGACGAGGCTAAATTTGATTGGGCGAATAAATTTCCAAATAAAACAAAAGAACCATTTGCTGTTTTATCTAAAAATAATACGAATCTTGAAATTCATGCATTAAAACATTCTCCAAAAATAACGGCAACTGGATATGAAAACGAATATCAATATTATATAGAAATAGAAGGAATTTTAGAAACTCCTACGTTTTCTTACAAAATGGGGTGGCTCAATAATGGACCAGGAGTTGATGCTGACTTTTTAGCCGATAAAAAAGTATATAATGACACAACTGACCAATACCCTATATCAAATGAAGATTTACCATTGCTAATAAGTAGAGTTGCAGAGATAGAAATGTCATTAGTATTAAAAACACCAGAAGATTTAGTAGAAGATAATGTAGATACATCTAAAATAAAAATTGGAGGTGGACAACAAAGACAACAATAATGAGTAGTAAATATAAACATAAATATATACAGATTAGAGAAATCTATAATAATGTAAAAGGTGATTTATTAAAAAAAGTAAATTATAGTACATTTTATAATATTATTAAAAGATTTTTTGAAATAGTAATTAGAGATTTAATTGTAAGAGATGAGAAGGTATATTTGCCAAATAATATGGGATATGTATATTTAGATAAAAGAGAACATAAAAGAGCTTTTCATATTAGAATAGACCAGAAAGCTAGTAAAGAAACAGGAGAGTTAGTAAAATATAAGGTTCCAATACTAGATGACTTTTATCATAAGTTAGTTTGGGTGAGACCTAAGAAATATAAAAATTGTAAAATTATGCCACTTGGTGTATACAAAAGAATAATAAATAATATAAAATAAAAAAATGGCAACAAGATTAACTGCAGGGACTTTAACTGTAACTATAACTGAATCCTTAACTATAGACCACAATACTGATGCTGATGATAGAAGTCATAGTCAAACTATAACTAAAACATTCGCTAGTATAGATAACTTAGAAAAAAGAGTTTTAAATCTACCTAATACTAATCAAGTACAAATAGCTGAGTTGGGAGCAACCGCTGCTGCAGACCTTGGGACTTATAAAAGGTCAACTGTAGAATATATTAGAATAACAAATTTAGACGATACAAATGGAGTCGCTGTAATATTAGAAGATAATGGAGCTGATACTGCAGCTCTTTTGGTTGACGCAGACGCTTCATTAATATTAACAGACACACAAATAGAGGCGTTTACAAACGGAAGCGCTTGGTCTGCGTGGAGTGACATTGATAAAATATTTTTAAAAGCAACATCTGCAAATACACAGGTAGAAATAGTAATAGCAACAACAGAATAAAATTATGTACGCTCATATAGAAAGAATATATAATACAGTAGGTCGTAATTTAGGAATGAAAGATTTTAGTAGTAATATTCAATCCTGGACAGAATGGGCTTTTGAAGCAGAATTGCTTATAGGAAGTAGAGATACATTTGAAGAAACAGAAGCCACATATACATCTACAGGAGCTCAATCTACAGGAACTATTACATTTTCTGCGAACCCTTCTAATAATGATTCAATAACATTAAATGGTGTAACTTTATATTTTAGAGATGCAACATATCCTGGAGGAACTGAACCAAACGTATTTGGTGGGAATGTTACCCCTCCTCATGTAATTACTAGAAAAACAAGTTTAACAGATACATTAACAGAACTTGCTGCAAGATTAACTCCTACCGCAACTTCTAGTGAAACTTCGCCTTTTTATTATTTTACTGAATCTTTAGAAGGATATTCGTATACAGTTGATACAACTACATTAACTATAACAAGAGACGAGGTAGGTATAGAGGGTAATAATTATACTTTATCTTCAAGCGATGTAAATGCAAAATGTAGTGGCTCTCATTTAACAGGAGGTAAAGGTATTTTTGCAAACCAACAATTAAGATTGCCAGATAATATTATTAAAGTATTAGGTGTGAGAGGTGGAACAGGAGATTCTTCTTATCAACATTTAGAATTAACAAAGCCTACAGCTGTTCATAGAGAAAGGGTGGGTAAAAATGATAATGATACAGAACAGAGAGCTTTAAGATATTATGTTAGGGGAAATAGATTAAATATTCAACATGACCAAATTACAGAAATTACTGTTGTATACTCTTCTTATCCTACAGACGCTAAAGGATATCCTATGATAAAAGAAAGTCATGTTCCAGCCGTAGCTCAATATATTATGTGGCAACATAAAAATATAGATTTTATAAACGGCAAATTATCTATGTATGTTATTAAAGATATAGAAAAGAGATGGTATTATTTATGTGGACAAGCTAGAGGAAACGATAATATGCCAACAGCAGAAGAGTTAAAGCAAATAGGTAAAATTTGGAACTCAATGGTTCCTGTTAAAAATAATAGAGGACTATTAGAATTGTAATATGGCTAAAAAACAAGCACCATCAAATAAAGCTGTATCTATGACTCAAGGGTTTACAGGAGGAATGGTATCAGACCCAGACCCAAGGTATCAGGTTAAAGGCAGTTATAGAAAAGCATTAAACATTAGATTGATTAATGATGGAGGAAGCTCTTTTACTGTTGAAAATATATTAGGTAATAAACAATTTTTTAATTTAAATGAAATTTGTAAACAATCAGAAGACGGTGCTCCTGGTACAAATACAGGAATATTAAATACAAGAGTAACAGGCAAAGCAGGAGAGACAATAGCAACAGATGAAAAATTTTCTGAAATATATATAGACCCTACTTCTTATGATGGAAATAACGAGCAAGTAGGAAATTACTATCCAAGCGCAACTAATATATGGTCAGGAACCACAACTGCCACTTTAACAGGAGGTATTATTCCTTTTTTTGGAAATAACGTAGAGCTTGTTGATGGAGGATTAACTCCTGCTCCCGCATGGGAAGAAGATTTTAATACAGCTAGTATAGTTGGATATTATTCTTATAATACAAATGTAATTTTTATTGTTGTAATTCCTTATGATGATAACTCTCAAGACGCTACTACAGGAGACACAAATAAAACAAGAACTATTTTCTTAGATGTAGTTTTTGATAAAGATTTAAATGTAGTTAGTATAACTGATTTACATGTTTGTTACGATTTTAATAGAGCGTCATCAGGTTATCCAGATTTAAATATGAAAATGGATTTACCTGTTAGAGTGGAGGGTATAGTAGAAAATGAGTGTATTTCTAGGATATTTTGGACAGACAATATAAATCCTTTAAGGTCTATAAATATAAAGCAGCCAGGAAAAAATATATTATCTCCTGATGTTTTAGATTTAACGCCAATGCATAGTCCTTCTCAACCTGTAGCTACAGGAACTATTTTAGGAAGTTTACCAGTTGGACAAATGCAATATTGTTATAAATATCTTTCTTCAAATGGAGGAGAAACAGTTATGAGTCCTTGGAGCAGCTTGTATCATACAAGTAAACATGATGTATCAACTACACAATCTTTTTATGGAAGTCCTTCTGGAGACCCATTAATTGATGTAAGTTCTCAAGGATTTGAAGTAACAATAACTGATTTAGACCCAGATTTTGATATAATAGAATTATACGCTATACATCATGAATCTAATGATGGTCCTGTTAGAGTGTCGTTAGCGGGTACTAGACATTATAATGGAAATGCAGGTTCAGTTGTTTTTAATCATACACATTGGACAGGTGATTTAGAGAATGGTGTAGACATGATATTAATAGATATAAACACTTGGGATGTATGTAAAGATTTAGCAATAAAAGATAATATATTATTTGCTGGAAATTTAAAAACTAGAGACAATGTTATTTCTGAAGAAGAGTGGAATGTAAAGGTTAGAAGATACAATATTGCAGATGAGGGTAGTGGAGGTAGTAGCAATACAGGAAGAATAACATCTGATGATACGCAAATAAAAGAATACGAAATAGATTCTAGTGGGGATTTAAATGCTTTAAGTTCTCCTGGATTGACATGGGAAAGCGGTATGCCAAAATGGAGAACATATAAAGGAGACGATACAACAGAAATTTCAGGTACAAAATATGAAGATGAGGGAAGAGTAGATATTGTAAAAAAACAATCTCATGAATATAGATATTTATCTGATGGGCTAACATTAGGGGGAGAAAGTTATGATTATGCAGAAAACGATTTAGGAGGATGTAGAGTCACATTTGATTTAAGACATAGACAGGTAGATGTTCAAAATAATGTTGACAGCGTTCCTTTTATAAGCGCTGGAGGACTTGATGACATTTCTCAGGGGTCTGGAAATGGAACAGATAATATATCAGATGATGGAACCTCCCCTGGTATAATCATGAATAATTCAAGTACTGTTTATACCGCTACCACTAATTTAGGAGGAAGTAAAGACCCATGTATAAATGGATTTAAAGGATATAGAAGAGGTGAGATGTATAGATTTGGTGTGCAAATTTATGATAAAAACGGTAGACCAGGAAATGTATTATGGATTGGAGATATTGAAATGCCAGAAATGCATGACCCTTTAAGAAGAATAAGAACAGAAGATGCAAGATATTGGCCTGGAATGCCAACTTATAATCCTAGTGACCTTAACGACTTAGAAACATTAAATGGAGAAAGCTCTGGTAGTCAAAAGGAAAATTTATTCGCAACTACAGGTGGTGGGGATAGGCCATCTGTACAAGACCATAGAACTTCACTTATATTTGGAAGTACAACTCCATCTACAGATGTTGCTTGGTTTAATCAAAGTATAGGACCATATACAGCTAAAGACACTCATAGATATATTGACCCTAATAATATAGAGTTCACTCATAAAGCAGATATTAGTGGATTTAACAATGCGGGTACAGGACCTACTATCTCAACGATATCAGCTACTACAACTGGCACAACAGGAGCTGGATATGACTTAGTAAAAGCATATCGTGACCATAGAGGTTATCATACGCCAGGGACTTCTACAAGATATATAAGTCCTTCAAATCAAGTTGCAATTGGAGATGATACAAATAATATTTCAACCAAAATAAGGCCACAAACAAATATGGTTCAACAGCAGCATGATGATGTTCATTATGCTTTAGATTTATTTTTAAATTTTGAATTTAGAATACCTCAAAATGTTAGAGATAAAATATCAGGATTTAGAGTGGTAAGAGCAGAAAGATTAGAATCAGATAAATCTATTTTACAACAAGGTATATTAAACCAAACAGTTGCTTATGGTCATAAAGATGTTTATAAGGGTTATAATCAAGATAAAGAATTTGGGAAAGCTTCAACTGGATGGAGAAACGATGAGTTCAATTTTGGACCAGGTACATTTGCAAATGAAAATAACTATTCTGGTAGTACTAAACAATATACTGCTACTGTACACATTAAGTATGATGATTTTTTAAATGGATATATAGGTTTAGCAGAAAATTCAAATATAGCCTTTTGGGACGAAAACTATGGCGGAGCTAGCTCTCCTAGTGGCAGTCCTTATAATTTTTTACCTTCTGCTGCAAGAAGATGGCCATATATCTGGTCTTTTAAAGAAAGAGAAGAAGCTTCAACAGGTTCTTCAGGTCAATTCCAATATTTTAACCAGCCTTTGGATTATACTTCAGACAGAACCCCTGCAAATGACGCTGTACAACGTAAACACTCTGCTTATTTTGGTAGTTATGATTTACTTCCAAATGTATTAGACCAATATCAAAAATCTAAAAGGATATCGCTTACCTCTCCTTATAATCACGATATGCAAGGAGCGGCCTATCATGCTGTTCAGGGTAGTATATTTACATTAGATTGTCCAGATAGTGCTTTTGGTACGTCACCTTATCATTTTAGAACTGGTGATAAAATTAGGGTAGACGCAATAATGAAATTAGTTGATGAGGAAAGAACTACTAAAGCTTTTCAAACTAGTGGGTCACACGCTTCTAGTCCTTGGGGGATGTTAAATCACTCTGGAAGTAATGCTGTAAGTGCGGCTCTTGGAGTGGACCAAGCAGAGGTAGGGCCATTAAGTGGTCATAATTGGGAATCATGGGATAAAGACTTAAACAGAACAGAATCTTTAAAATATTGTAAATTTTTACGTAAAGGAACTGATGGAGACGGATATGGAGCTTTAATAGCTAAGTATTATATTTATGATACTTATTGGGGAGTAGGGATGTCTGTAGATGGAGGTAAAATATACGCTCCTGGAGCAGAAGATGAACTAGTGGTAGATGGTAATAATTTAAAATATAGACCAAGTCAACATCATGATATATATCATAATACAATATTAACAGCAAAAGAAATAGCTCCAGGAGATATAGTTGGAAAATCTTTTTTTAAAGAGGGCGTAAGAATGTTTGATAAAGGTGATGGAGCGGGTAATGAAATGGCTGGATTTTCAAATAACACATTAGGATTTGTAGAAAGAAGAAGAAAATTTACAAACCAATCTGACTTTGGTTGGTTAGGCGCCGCTGCGGGAGGAAGTTACTATTCTGGAGGTACAAGTTGGCTATTTGGAGCTTTAGTTAAACATTTTTCAAGAGGAGGTGAAAATAGCAGTACAACCTTTCCAAAGAAAGAAGATGTAACATATGATACTGTTTCTTCAATACAAATGGGGTTAAGAACTATATTGCTTCAAATAGATGGAGAAGGTGAATTTGGAGAGAAGAGAGGATTATTAAATCCAAGAAATTTATCAGAAATATTAGAGCATAGGCATTGGGGAACAGGAACTGGTAGTACAAAATATTATTTAAATCAAGGTATAAATTCTAGTACTAAAACATATCAAAGTATTTCTACTACTGGTACCCAAGATTGGGGAGGGCCTTCTTATATACCATTTAAATTTTTATGTTCTATAACAAGAAATACAATACCATATGGAGGTTCTAGTTTACCAGCTATACAAAATACTAGATATATACCAGCAGGTAATTTTCATCCTATAAAAATAGAATCTAACGGAACATCTAAAGAATCTCATTTATCAAGAGTATTTGGAGGGGATACGTTTATTACTTTCTATACGCATCAAAAAACAGCTGCCGTTTACGAAACCAGGTCTTTTGCTAGATGGCAGGTATTCCCTGTAGAAGCAGATACAAATACAGATATGAGAATGGGGTATCATCTTTCAGCAGGAGATGTTAACATTGGAGATGTACAACTCGAAGATGGTGGAGGAAATTGGAATGATTGGGAATATAATAGTGTATATTCTCAAGATAACAATGTTAAGTCTAGCTTAATGATAGACGAAACAAGAACGTGTAGAGCTTTGAATTTGCCATATGAAATTGCTTATTCAAATACTAAAATAGCTGGAGAGCCTAGTGATTCTTTTAAGGTTTTTCAATTTAGAAATTTCCATGACATGGAATCTCAATACGGAGAAATAACGAGATTAAAAACATGGAAAAATGATTTATATGTTTTACAGGAGAAATCGTTTGCTAAACTACTCGTTAATCCAATTTCAATGATTCAAGATGAATTAGGAACATCTATTTATGTTGGTACAGGAGATGTTATAGAAAATCATCAATATATATCATCTATATATGGTACAAGACATATGGAGAGTGTGGTTGCTTCAGAAAGAAATTTATATTTCATAGATAATACATATGCAAAATTAATACAATTCACTGGAAATGAATTGAAAATTTTATCTGATGAGCTAGGACAAAGAGATTCTTTACAATCTGTTATCAAAAATTATGGTAGTTTAGATTCTAAAGAAAAAAGTATTATGGTTCAAGGTAATAGAAAATTAACAACTAGAAACTTTGTAGCTGATAATTCAATGAGATTTAATGGAATAACAAGTGCTTTTGATTATAAAAATAATGAACTAATAATTACAATGCATTCCTCAATGATAGACCAATCAGTTGGTCTTCATAGAAAGTTTGTAAGAACCACTCAATCATTTGGTGAGACCTCTACAAATACAGACACTCCTTCAACATTATCAAAAACTATAGTATATAGCGAAAGTATAAATGCGTTTACATCATATTATAGTGTTTGTCCAGCTAGATGGATGCAAATAGGAGGTTATTTAGTTTCCACTCAGCATCAAACATATTTTGATGAACAGAATACTAGATATTATACAAGTGGTTATTTTAATAATAATGGATTAGAAAATGTACAAGTGGACAATGGGAGAGGGTCTTTAGAAAGCGCAAAAGGTCCTCAAAATTATTTATCATTATGGAAATGGGATGAGCAAATAAATAATTATAAAACTGTGTTTTTTGATGAAACTGTTTCAATAAATTACAGTAGTGATGTTTCTTGGAGTTATATAACTAAAATTATAAATGAAGTTCCAGCAATGCCTAAGGTGTTTGATAATGCTAAAATTATAATGGATACAGATGATACAGCAATATCAACCAATATTACATTTGTAGACTTTGAAACAGAGATTACTGACGAAGATACAGGACTGCTTAATGGTACGTCATTCGCTAAATATAGAGAAGGAGTATTAAGGTTTCCTTTAAGGACTCCATTTAAATCAATAGGAAGACAAAGAGGTACATATTTAAAATTAACATACAGAGCAAAGAATCCAAATAAATTTAATATCTTTGCAATATTAGCTCAATATCGTAAATCTTATCAATAATGCCAAATTACTTAAATATACTTAGACAATTTCAAGACAGACAAAGATTAGAAAATCCACAAGGATATTCTTCTGTTAATCCATATACATCTGACGCTTATATAGGTACATCAGCTGGAGATATATACGCTCAAGCTCAATCTGAAATATCACAAAGTGAAGAAGCTTCTGGTATAATACCTCCTGATGCTTATGTAACTCCAACAACAGAAGAGAAGCTTCTGACTGGTGTCAAAAGTTTATATACATCTAAAGATTTGTTAAAAACATTAAAAAAACCTTTATCAACTTTAGATAAAAGTATATTTTCTAAAATGGCCGCTAAAACAGCTGCTACAACCGCAGCTCCAGTAATAGGGCCTCAAACACTTTCAGCTTCAACAGCTGCTTCATCTACAGCTATACCATATTCTCTTCCTTCTGCTTCAGCTCCTGCATCAATGGCTGATAAAGTTATGGGATTTGGCTCTAATATGCCAGCTGCTACAACAGCTCCAATTGCAGCAATAGCATATAGTTTAGCTAGTGATAAAAATCCATATACATATGGAACAGGAGAGGCTATTGGAACAGGTATAGGAGACTTTTTTGCAGCTAGAACAGCTATGACTTTAATGCCTAAATTAGCAGCGGTAGCTCCTTGGTTACCTATAGCGGCAACAGCATTAGGATTTTTATTTAGAAAAAGAAGAGCTAAGAAAAAAACACAAGAATATCAAGATACTATACAAGCTCCTGAAACTTCTTTATATGCAGAAAAAATGGCAGAAGAAAGAAGACAAAGAGATGCGGAATGGTCAGCAAGACATGGTAAAGGCTCAGATATAGGAGATACTATGTATGGAGGATTTTTACCTGAAACAGCAGCTAAAGGAATGAAGTACTCTTATAATATGGGAGGTACAGTTAGACAAGATGTTATGGCAGAATTTACAGGAAATGAATTAGTAGTAAATAATCAAAATGTTGTAGAACAAGGATTAAAAGAAGGTAACTATGCAAAAGCTGCGGCTCCTATTAGAAACGCTATGAGAGGTGGATATATAACTCCAGGACCAGAAACTCACGCAAATAATCCAATGCCAGTTACATCAGATGGAACTATATATGCTGGAGGAGGTCCATTAAGTTTTAAAGTTAAAAGTGGAGCTGGTATATATGACCATGCTACAGACCAATTTAAATCTACTATGAGTGATAAAAAAATTGCCGAAATTGCTCAAAAAAATATAAATAAGTGGAAATCAAATAACATGTATTCATAATGGCAAAAACAAAAATGATAGGAGGAAGTCCAGGTGATGATTATAATGAAGACTTTGGATTTATCTTTCACGATGTGCATGACCAAAGAGTAAGACCAGAGCTCGCATTAGCTCTGCAAGAACTACACGAAGCTATTAATGCGAATCTTGAAGTAACGAGCGCAACAAGAAAACATAAACATTATAGAAAAGGAAGTCCACATAGCCATTCTAGCGCAATGGATTTTAGGCTTGATGGTAAAGCAAATAAAGAATTATATATGTTTTTATTTGGCGTTGAGAATCCATTAGACTACAAAATGGAAGAATTAAATCTAACACCAGAAGCAGACGATTGGATAAAAAAACATAATCTTAGAATAATAGACGAAAGAAATAGAGATGACGGTGATGCTGCTCATTACCATATAGATGTAATGACAGAAGAAGGGAATAGAGAGAGTCATGAAGGAAAAGCTAGTAATGTATATGAAATAGATGATGATAGTTCTGGAGCTTATTATGATAAAGAATTAAAAATGAAAAATGGGGATGGGACTACATTTTCTGCTTGGGGATGGGGTAATCAGCCTAATCATTTTGTTAAAACAGAATTTAATCAATCAGACTACTTTCAGAATAATGTTAGGTCATCTCCAGATGATGATTCTACATGGGTGGATATATCTGATGGGAATCCAGTATCTTTATATAATACAGAGGCAACTCCTAATGAAGACGAAGAAGTAAAAACAGTTGATGTTGGTGATGAGCAAATACAATATAGTGTAAGGCTTTTAATAGCTAAAAGAGATGATATAGATGAAAGTCTTAGAAATAAACTACAAATATTACAAAATCAAGGATATACAATTACAAAAAAACCAGTAAGTGAAGATGGTAATATGATACAATTTTCAATAGAAGGAGATTGGAAAAATTATGAAGAAACTCAAAAAACATTTATAGATGCAACAAAAGTATTTGATAATACATTTGTAAGAGCGGATAAAGGTGGAGAACGTATTAGTATAAAAGACGCTGTAAAAATAGAAAGAGGAGAAGAATCTAATATAAATGTAGATGAAGAAACAAATAGAGTATTATATGAAAATCCTGTAAAAGAGTTTAGTTACGAAATACAAGTTGCGGTAGGATTTGAAGAAAGTCTTCGTGAGAAATATGGAGATAAACTTACAGAATTAGAAAATCAAGGATATACATATGAATTTAGAACTATAACAGAAGGTAAGCCATTAAAAGAATTGGTATTTACAGGATATGATAATTATGAAAAAACTAGAGAACCGTATGATGCAATAAAAAATGAATTTGAAAATGCTTTTGTAAAAGCAAAAAATGTATATGGAGATAGGGTAAGTATAAAAGACGCTGTATCAGAAGAAAGAGGAGAAGGAGCTGTAGTAGAGAAAAATGATACTGATAGTGGAGCTCCAATAAAATATTTAGAAACAGAAGAAACTGAAGTAACTGAAGAAATAGAAACAACAGAGACAGCAGAAGAAACAGAAAATATAGAAGTAGAGGAAGATGCAGAGACAGAAATAAAGACAGAAGAAGTAGAAGAAATAACTACAGAAACAAATATAGCGGACGAAAATTTATTAAATATTTTTATAAATGAAGGGTATTCAGAAGAAGATGCTAATTTACTTTTAAATATAGCAAATGAACAGCCAGATGAGGGCACGAGAAGTGAAATAATAAATAATAAAGAAATCAGAGATAGAGAATTAGAATTGCGTAAAGCAGAAACAGAAACAACAGAAGAAGAAATTATTGAAGATACAGAGACAGAAGTAACAGAAGAAGCGGAGGTAACAGAAAAGATAGAAATAACTGATAAAGATAAAAGAGAAGGTTTAAGAAAAGAAATATTAGGAGCGTATGGAGAAACATATCTTGATGGATATTTTTCATATAACTCTAAAGAAGAAGCTCTATCTCATCAGAAAGGAGAATATAGTTGGTCGGCTGGAGACTTGATAATGATTGATGGAAAAAAGTATGACGCTGAATGGAATTATGATAAAGATAGATGGGATTTTATACGTATGTCAGATGAAGATTGGAATACACGTGTTGAAAAGAATAAGACTCAACATTCTGAGAATATAGATTTTCAGATTCAAGCTTCAATAGATAATGAAGAATGGGAAGCTATAGAAGCAGAAGAAGAAGAAGAGGAAAGACAGGAAAATATAGGATATTATAGTAAACATAAAGAACAAATAGACCAAATTTTAGCAGACGAATCACATCCTTTATATTCAAAAATAAAGGAATTGGAGATAGAGCACGAAGGAACCCCTATAGAAGAATGGCCTTGGAAAGGTATAATGTATAAAAATTCAGATTTAGAAAAAGAAGTTGAATCTGGATGGAAATATAATAGACTTGAGGAGTTACGAACCCAACAAAATGAAAGAGTATTAACTGCAGATGAGTTATCAGAATTAGAAAGTTTAGTAGACTTTGAAACAACTGAAAAAGACCTTGTAATTGCAGAGCAAGAAAAAGATAAAAATGAATTAGAAACAGGTATTAGAGAAGAAAATTGGGAAAGAGAAGAAAGAGAATTAAAAGAATCTCAAGACGCTGAAGAAAAACAATTAAATTTAGAAAAAGATTTAAGGTTAGAACAAGAAGAAGAAAATAAAATAGTATTACCAGAAGATAAAACTGTAGAATCTTATACATCATATTCTCTTCAAAAAATAGAAGAATTAAATAATAGAAAAAATTTAATTAATGATGTAATACAATTAGAAGGAGAAACCACTGAAAATCAAAAAGCTGAACTAGAACAAATAGATAAAAATATAGCAACATTAAATGGTTTAAATCAATACCTTACTGTATTAAAAGAATATCATCCAGAAGGCGTAGACGCAGAATTAGAAAATCATGAATCTTTAGATAGTTCAATTTTAGAAGGAAATAATCAAAAAATTAGAAAAGAAATAAATATATCTATAAAAAAATACAAACAAGAAAATGATAGACTAATAAAAGAAGCTGGTAAAGGTATATTCCCAGACGATATAAAGGGAGATAAAAACAAAGAAAAAGAATATATAGATGGATTACGTTTACGTAACGAAGAGCTAGAAGGATTAGGTCAATTAGATACTCCATATTTTACTAGTGAAGAGCTTGAAAACATGTCAGTACAAGATTTGTTTACAGAGTTTTTTATAGGTGAAGACCAAGAAGAAGTTCGTGGATATATGGACAGAATTACAAATAGTAGAGGAGAGATAGCGAAATGGGGTGAAAAATGGAAAGGAGGTATAGATATATTTTTATATTTACAAGGTCATAAACCAGGACGCATGGATGACTTTACAGGAGAACCTTCTTGGATAACTGTTGTAGATAACATGCATGCTAAAAATCTGCAAGAAAAAAGATTTCAGGTGTATCATGAAGAAGAAGTTGATATAAATTATTATGGTAGTGATATAAAAAGTGGACAAGGACCTATACGACATCTTATAGATTGGTGGAACGATGAAGATACTTATTGGCATAGATATGAGAAAGATGACGCAAACGCAACTCATAGAGCTGATGGAACTATAAAACCTGGTACTGTAACTTTAACTACACCAGATGGTAAAACTCTTTATATAACATATAATCAATGGCAAAGAATAAAGAAAAACGGGCCTGAACATTATTATACTTTAGATGAAAATGGAAATTTTGTTCAGAAAAAGATAGGATACGATATTCATGATACAAAAACAAAATCTTTAAAATATGGAGATGCAAAAAAGATATTTAACGTACAGGTAACAGCAGATGATATAAGTGAATTTAAAGATTTAGGTATACCTTTGAAAAACATATTTAAAATTCAAGAAGAAGATATAGAAAATGCTGTATTAAATTTATCAAGAAGAGGCACTTTAAAAGAAGAATATAGAGGTACTGCTATAGAGACGTTGTTATTTGGAGGAGAGTATACAGAAATGGTTAATGGGGTGGAAACAACAAAAACAGCTCCAGGATTATTAGGAGCTGGAATGCACACAACAACTAGAGGAGCATTAGTTAATTTATTTACAAAATTAAACGAAGGTCAAGATATAGAGATATCTACCTTTGTAAATGAAAATGCAACTACATATGCAGATTTAGATTTACAGGTAGATGAAGAAATAACAACAGAAGATGATACAGAATTAAGAAGTCAAGGATTAAGTGGTCAAGAAGTTCTACAAGGAACTATGAATGCTGCTAAAGGTATATTAGATGCTTTTGGAGGGCCTGATGCTTTAATAGGAGCAGTTATGGGTAAAAAAGCTTTAGCGGCAGCAATGAAAGATGTGACTCCAGAAGAAAGAGCTAGACTGAGCCCTGTGTTTCATGAACATTTTAGACAAGTAAAAGAATTACAAAAAAGAGGATTTCATCCAAGTGAAGAACAAAAAATAAGAAGAGAGATAGATACAGCATATCAAATGGGATTAGAAAATAGTATTAGAGGTACAGCTGGAGATAGAGCTAAATTTTTAGCTTCATCAGGTATATTAGATGCAAAAAGGTCATCAGCTTTATTAGAGTTTGCTTCACAAGACGCAGAGTTGCAAAGACAAAATCAAGATAAATATCAAGAAATGTTGCTATTTAAGGAAAATTTTGACGCAACACAAAAAGAGCAATTAAGACAAGAGAATTTACAAATGCAGTTAGCTAATAAAAAAGCTGCCTCTGAGTTTGCAGGATTAACACTAGGAGACACATTAATGAATATGGGGGGAAGTAGTAATGCGTTATTACAGCAAATACAACAACAATATTTAGGCGGATTCCTTGCGGGACAAGACCAAAAAGAAAATTTAGGAATAACTTCCACATTTGATAATGGTAATGATAATAATGACAATAATAATAACACAGAAGAGTAAAATATGGCTTTAGATTACGGTTATTGGTCAGCTTTAAGCACAGGTTATAAATCTGCACAGGACAGAAGAGCCGCTCGTGATGCTGATATGATGAAACAGCTACAATACTTGCAAATGATGGAAAAGCAAGAAGCTGAAAATTTGAATCAAAAAAATCTTATTCAGCAACAATTAAGTACAGCATCAGCTTATACAGACCAAATATTAAAAAATACATTCGGTAGACAAAAGGATATCGATGATATGAAAACATGGCACGCTGAACATTCAGGGTGGAATGATATAAAAGAAATAATACAAAGATTTAATGGAGATTACTCACAGGCGAGATTATATGGTAATTTAGATTATTATATAGAACAATATAAACAAAAGATAAATAATCCAAATGCGGACCCTTTACAAGGAAATCCTATACTTTTAAGAGCTCAACAAAATAAAGCTAATTTAGAAAAGTTTGTATTAGCTGCTGGTAGCGATGAAGATAAAGCTAGAATTATGCCTGGAGACAGACGTAGATTCCAAGATTTTAAAGATGGAAAAATTGATGATTTTCAATTTGCTGGATTAAGAATGGATTACGATATTCAAGGATTAATAGATGAATCTGGATTAAGAGAGCAAATAGATATGGATGACATCATAGGGGCTAATTTTATGTCAATAATAGCAGATATGAGTAATGATACTGGTATAAGTCAAGAGCAATTAGCTCATCCATCTAGTATGCCTGCTGTAAAAAATTGGTTTCAACAAGCTACAGGAATAGGTGAAGACCAGATATATCAAGGTACAAAAGAAGAAGAAGTCTCTTATGTAACATTAATGGATAAAAATTTAACAGATTTAGCTCCATTACTTATAGGTATGGCTACTCCAGAAGGAGAAGCTCCTCAACCAATGACACTTAATAGATTATTAGAATTTGAAAAGAAAGGAATATCATTTAAAGATATAGTAGAAGGTGTAGACCCAGAAACAGGAGTTGCTTATTCAGATGTTTGGGAAAAGTTAGGAGGATATAACGCAACTAAAACACCATATGATAAAACAGGAGGAACGAATGTATGGGAGGGGACTCAATTAATATCTTCTGGACAAATATTAACAGACCCATCTTTACAAATTGCAGTTATGAAATCTATATATGGAGATAAATATAATGCAAATAGTGGTAAAGTTTATGATATAACTATGCGTGGATTATATGATGAATTTGGAACAATGATTACAGATGATGATGTAGCAGGAACTTGGTGGGAAAGAGGGCTTCATGGAGGAGGTACTATAGCAACTGGAGGAGCAGCTGTAGGAACCTATATCGCGCCAGGACCTGGTACCGTTGTGGGAGGAGTTGTTGGGGGTGTAGTTGGAGGCGTAGCTGGAGCTTTAGGTTGGAATCCATATGCTGAAAATGAAACAGATGACTTAGAATATCATGGAACATATTTAGGATTACAAATGGAAGTGATAAGCGCTGAAGGTAAAAAAGAAAGCGCTTTAATAACCTATAGAACCTCAGAATACAAAGTAAAAAATATGTTAGAACAATATGGAAATAGAGAGTTAAAAGTAGTTATGGTAAATGAATTAAGAGAGCCAGACATGATTTCTGATGATGTTTATTATGATGTACTACCAATAAATGATTATACATTTAGAACGAATATGGAAAGAAATACAGATTCTGAAGCATTAAGTAAAGTATTTAATGATTCTTTAAGCCATAAAAATAAAATAGCAAATGAAAAGAGAGAACTCCAAAATAAAATGAGATTAAATCAAAAGTTAGCTGATGTATATACAGATGGAGACAATGAAGTATTACAAGAAGTTGCAAATACATATAAATCAAGTGTAGGGACAAGCTTAGTAGTAGGAGGAGTTTCTCCAGATAAAGCAAATCAAAGTACATCAATGATAATGAGTTGGCTTTTAACAGAGTCTGAGAAAATAGCAGGAGGTGATAAACAAAAGCAAAATGAAATTATGCAGACTATGACTTATAATTTAAGTAGTAATTTACAATCAGCTGAATATAGACCGATGTTAAGCGCTTTAAAAGAAGGGCCAAAACAATTTTTAAATTGGTATAGTAAGAATACTGATAAAGAAACTTTTAATGAATTTAAAATTAAAAATAAAGATTGGTCAAAATATTTTAGATTAAATAAATAAACATGGCAAAGAAATTTCAATCATTGAATTTTCCTGGAGAATCATTAGACACAAGGGTACAGGAACCAGGAGAAGAAATACAATCGTATGATAACGCTTTAAATTCAAGCGAACTAGCAAATATATTAATGGGTCCATCTCAAGACCAAATGCAACAGCAGAGGGTTATGGATGAATATATGACTGGATTAGCTAGTCAGCAGTATGGTCAAGAATTGAATAGAGGATTAACAGACCCAATGAAAGGAGATGTTGAAACAGGAGAATTATATGGGCCAGACCCAGACCAAGTTATGGCTTCTTGGACTAGTGATACAATGAGGTCTCTTAGAAGTGGATGGGGAGGAATACTTTCTAATACAGGTGATACAGTTGATTTTTTAAATGCTTTAGTGTCTCCTAGTGACCCAGACCCTAATACATCTTTAGGTGATTGGTTTAGAAAAAAAGGACAAGAAACACAAAATGAAAATTTATTAATAGCTTCGTCAGATTTAGATGATATAACATGGGTTGATTTATTTTCACCAGAATTTTGGTCACATAAAGTCGCTCCTGTAGTTCCTTATGCAGCTTCTTTTTTAATACCTTATGCAGGTGGAGCTTCTATAGCTGGAAGGTTTGGAGGTAAGTTATTAATAGGAGCCGCAAAGTCAGGAAGAGTAGGGACAATGGGGAGAATGGTTTCTACAACAGCTTCAGGCTCAAAAGTTTCTAAATTATTATATGGTACAAATAGAGTGGGAGGAAGTGGATTAGCAAAACACATAGCTATTGATGCTGGTAAAAAGGGAGTTATACTTACAAAAGGAGCTGAAAGATGGACAAGAGCTATCGGAGGTGGTTTAGCCGCAAATATGGCGGAAGGAGCCTTTTTAGCTGGAGAGACTTATAATCAAGGATTAAAGATGGGGCTAGACCCAAAACAAGCTTCGCATGCAGGATGGGGAGTTATGGTAGACAATGCTAAATGGGCTGGATTAGATATTGTACAATATGGAATATTATTTGGAGGTCTAGGTAAAAACTTTAAGATGAGTAAAATTGCTCGTTTAGGCCCACAATCTACAGGTAAATTTAGTATGAGTGTAGGAGGTCTATTAACACCTGCGTTGAAAAAAGTAGGAGCTGTTCTTCCGACAGCTGGAGCTTATGCTGCTTTTGAAGGATATACAGAAGGATTACAAGAAACTTATCAAGAATGGATTAAATATGCTAATTTACAAGAAGAACAAGGGTTAGATTATGAATCTTATACAAACTGGATTAAAGGTCCAGGAGGAGAATTTAAACCAGAAATTAGAGAAATATTTTGGACATCTGTAGCTTTAGGAAGTGCAATGGGTGGAACAAGAGGTGTAGTAGATGGAATGGCTGAAAGACAAAAAATGTTAGATGAGAAAGCAGAAAAAACAGAAAGATTAAGATTATTATCTGAAGACGGTACATATTCTGAAGAGGTAATGAGAGATTTTCAAAATTTATCAGACGAACTAATTGCAGACCATATTTGGAATTATGAAGGTGATGCAACTAAAATGAAGGGAGTTATAGAAAATCAAGTAAAAGAAGGAAAATTAACAGAAGAAGGAAGAGATAATATATTTCAAACTATAGATAGAATGGTTGAAAATTATGAAAAACACTCTGTAAACACTACACTTACGGAGGCTGGAGCTAGGCAAGTTTTTTATAGAGAAAATAGATTGACTAGAAATAATTCTCAACAAGAACAAGT